TTCTTTGCAAGTACTCTTGCTACCTTCTGAAGATTATCAATAGACTTCTTGACTTGCGTCTTTGCCATTGATACTTCATGGTCTTGCTTTTCTTTTGCTTCGTTCATTTTCTTTTTGCGTCCTTGACAATGAGCACGCTGAGAGAATCCTTTTGGATTATCGCAGTTGATTGACTTTTTATACTTATCCGACCACCCTTCACTTACTGCGCCGCCACCATCTCCACCATTACCATTGCCGTTACCATTCTTGGTAGTTTCGGTTGATTCTTCACCACCATTTTTTTCATCATGCTCACTATCTTTCATCAAACGACCTGATCCCATGACATGGTGACCAGCAGGTATCTTCTTACACTTCTTTGAAGTGAAGCAATAGTAGTAACCCTTCTTGCAGGATTTTTTCATTATTATTGTTCGGTCTTATTATTATTTAGAAAACCTTGCTTCAGTAGTTTCTGCAATTCAGAAGTTGACCCAACAAATACTGCATTGTTAGTAACAGTGCTTGGTCCTTTGTTACCAACATCCTCTTCTACATCTTTCAGTTTCTTCTGCAAATCAATCAACTTATCAGTTGTATCAGCAACACTCTTGATTAACTGACCAGCAACTTCATATGCTCTGGGACTTCCACCTTCCCCAGCCAACTCCATGATGCCATTGATTGCTTCCTGTCCTTTTTCAATTAATGAATATAAGTTTGCTCTTGTATACTCATAGTCTTTTGATATATCAGTCTTTTGCTCAGGTTTTGTAATACTCTTTGGAGTATCATCAACCTCAACAATGCTACTCTCAACATTTAGAGCGTTGTCAATAGAATCAAATTCGGACATGAGTATTATTCAATATCAGTTTGTTGTGTAGGACTGTAAGACTTAGAATCACCAAGGTATTCCCAATTCTCACTAAACCCGAAGTCATCATCTGGGTCTGCATTAGCAGGGTCAGGTGTGACTGTGTATCTCATTTCTCTCTTAGCAGTTGTCCTATCTGTATCTGCATAGTTATCAACAATAACCTTACGGATAAGACCTTCAGGATTGTCTGCGATAGGACCGAAGAGATAAGTTTTTGCAGTAAACTGTAATCTATATATCAGTGCTCTTCTTGTGGAAAAATCTCCCTCATAATCGTCTTGAAATGCGACACTATTTAAGACGATTGGGATATCTCTCTTTTCGCCAATAGACTCTACCAAGTCAACTGTCAAATTAAATGCTGGTTGAAAGTTTGGAAGAATTTGCTCAACGATTTGTAAGGCATCATCATTTAACTTACACAAGATTGATAACTCAAATCCAATGTTATATGGCACAGGCATGAATACCTTTTTCATCTTATTACCATCAACTGCTCTGAAAGTCTGAGTAACTCCAGTTTTTCTTGATGGGTCATAATCAATAGATGTCATCTCAAATGACATCCTTGGTAATGTAATCTGCACAGGTTTGTTTAAATCTGCCTGCTGCTCAAGTTTTGCAAGAAACTTTTGAGTGGGTCCATATGCAAGAGGAACTTTCATATCACTAATGACTTTAGTGTCATTTTTGTGCTTGATATGAATGTCATTAAAAAGAGTGCCGAAGGCAATAATTGTCTTTCTAATGATTTCGTGATAGTGATAAGTTCCTAACATTAATAGTTACCAAAAGGATTTGATTCTGTGAAGTCGAGTATATTGTCTGCTTCTGTTTCAATTGTTTCATTTTGTTTGTATTTATCCGCAGTTGTGTTTGCTGCCGATACATTAATTTCATATTCTGCACCAGATTTGGCACCAGTAATCAATTCTCCTGGATAGAATGTTCCAGACGTGATGCCAACTTGAAGGGTATTTGTGCTCTTAGTCCATCTCTTGACTCTTGCAGTTGCACCAGACCTGCCACCAGTAACAACCTCATTACGCCAGAATGTGCCAATTCCAGTAGTTGCAGCAGCACCAATTGTAACTGCTGGTGTGGTTGTATATCCTTCACCTGGGTCAATAACATAGACATTAGATATTGTGCCAGCAGCACTAACAACTGCTCTTCCAGTTGCTGTTGTACCAACACTTGGACCAGCAACAGTTACCAGAGGTGTAGTAGAGTATCCAGCACCACCACCAGATACCACAATAGAAATAACACCTCTAGATGCCGTATTGATGCCACAAGTAGCAGCAGCACCAGTGCCACCTCCACCACTAATTGTAATAGTTGGTGCTATCGTATAACCAGCACCTGCATTAGTGATTAGGATTTCCTTGATTGAAGATACATTATTTCTTGTGGTTGTTATAGCAACTGCAGTTGCATTTGTTCCACCAGATGGTGCTGTAGTAATAGCAACAGTTGGTGTGCTGGTATAACCAGACCCATCATCATTCAAGAAAATTTCTCTGATATAACCAGAATTAATAGTAGCAGAAGCATTGGCTCTTGTACCACCTGAGAATAGTGTCAGGTCTACAATATAACCAGTTTGCTCTAATACATCACTAATTTCATCGACTGTAGTATCAATAACCTCATCCTCATATTCAAAGAGCTCACACTTCAGTTCGTAAACGTAATTTTTTCCTAACTGATAGAAAGGATTTTCATGCTCTACAAACTTAACTTCAAATATTCTTTGTCCAAGTGGAAAATAAATTAAATCTCCTTCTCTTGGTCTTGTAGAAACTTCAATTTCATCATCATCCATACCCTCAAGGAATGGTGAAATAAAGTCTTCAAATCTTTCTTTGGAAATAGTTAAAGATAACTCATCTCTAATGCTGACACCAAACTTAGTCATAATGTCGCCAGCACCACTATAACCATCAAAGTTATTGATGTATGCTTCTAGCAAAAAATTATCATCAAATGTTGATGATTGAATTTCTTCAATGATGGTTTGTTTTCTTACATACTTTCTGGGAATGTAAGTTACTTCTACACCATAAATCTTGAGTTGCTCATTAATCAACTCCTGTACAAGTCTTTGCTCTCCGTAAGAGCCCTGCAGAAAGAAAGGATTTAGTGCCATTATCCAATAAAGTCGTAAGGAGGAAGTTCATAATCCATAGCCATTCTCGATTGTATTTCCGCTAACTCTTTTTCAGCATCATCATATATCTGTCTTCCATTCAACTCAATGCCACCAGGCAGTTTGACCCCATTGAATTTGATAAGGTTTTGTCCCCATTGTCTCTTGATGAGTGCAGTCAAATATTTTTTCAGGAAACTATCATTATATACGCCAGTAAATGTTGCTGGGTCTAGGATTCTGTAGCAATCAATAACTATGTAATCTCCTGCTTTTTGTGCCTTCCAATCAATGTCAAGATAAAGTCTGTCCTGCCTCTTATTATATCTAATCTGCTTATCTGTAGTTAAAAGGTGGTCAATATCTTCTAAGTATGATTTAGTCATTGCATACTGCAGAAGGTCTACAGAGTTGAAATAATACAAGTCATTCAAAAACAACTGATATTTGATACTAAACATACCACCAGATATTGCACTGGTATCAAATCTAAAAATTCTTTCAATTCCGATTACAGAATCTGGAATCTGAATAAAGTTTGATGTTTCGTAGAAGTTTGATGTTGTTGTGCCATATCCAGCAATAGAAGTAGAAGTTGCACTGGTAGTTACAATGCCAACCCCGTCAGTATTTCTACCTCTACCTCTATCAATGTCTGCTTGACTGAGTTGATATTTCAAATACATTCTTTCGACACCATCAAAGTGTCTTTCTTGAAAATACTGAAGAGCGTCGTCAACCAAATCATCAATCTGGTCGTCGTCTACGTTAATTTCCAATACTGGAGCACCCAAACGCCTAAGACAATAGTCAATTAGACCTTGGCGTGTTGATGGTTTTGCCATTAGAATTCCTCAGAAGATGAATTATCTGTTTTTGTGGTTTTTCTGGTATTTTTTGCTTTTAACTTTTCAATCTCCTCCTTTTGCTCATTGACTCGATTCGTCAGTGCTTCAATCAATTGATTAGAGCTCAGCAGTCTTGCTTCAAGAGCAACTGTTTGTGTGAATAAATCGGAAGATTTTTGCTGATATACTGCAATAAAATTTTTGTAGTCGGTCTCAGACATACCATATATACAAAAAGAGGTAGGATTGCTCCTACCCATATTTATAAGTTATCGGTTATTTA